AATTTAGTCTATTATCCATAAATATTGCAATTAGTTTAAAACCCCATAATTATCACCTGTTTTCATCTTAGTGGGGAATCCAAGATTTTCAAGCATGTTTTTAATATCCGTTAATAATTTTTTACCATCCTTACGAGACACGTCCAGTAGAAATGAATCGTAAGTATATAATACTATTTTTGTTTGTTTATCTTTTAAATAATCAAATACTAATTTCAGTGTTTGAACGTTATAATATGTTTCGTATGACTGAATAATATAACTGAGTATTTTATTTTTGTTAGGATTCTCGATTCGCGAAGCAGGAATTTTAGTCATTACTAAATCCAAAGCACCATCACTTGTAAATTCATTCCACTTATGATTTAGATATTCATCTAATTTAGCAAAAAATGGTTCATGGATATGTTCTTTCCTAATTCCACCATACAAATTTTGAAACATTACCTCTTTAGGTATTTCATCATATGGATTAGTTTTCCACTCATAACCAATAATTTTTGCGATAATACGTGGGTGATAAGCGCTATAATCGAATTCAACGAAATAGTCATTTGTTGGTGTAAACGTCTCGCGAGCGCCGTTATCCTTGTTTAAAGCGCTGAAATTGATATTGTTAAACGCATTTGTTGGGCGGGTGGTTTGGTTATATAAATTAAAATAACCATGTATTTTTCCATCATTTACTGAATAGGTAGCCCAATTAAATTCAAAATATTTTCTAAGTAATTTTTCATCAAAACCAATACCTTGTTTTTCTATATTATAAAATACATCAGTATAATCATTATTTAAATATTCGTTTGGCATTAAACCTAAACACCAAGATATATTATTGAATATTGCTTCCTGTTTTTCATAGTGTTTAGAAATAGGAATAATACTGTTAATGTTTTTTAAATGGAAAAATTTGTTATAAAAATAGTCATGTAATGTAGTATTGAATGCTTCCTCTTTAAGGGCATCGGGTAACATAAAATTAACATCGATAATAGGTAATTCATCACCTATAAGGTATTTAGTTGCCTTCTTATCTAACGTATATATACGTTCATGTTTTTTAGTAAGATAATCTAGTACTGATTGTAGTGATAACTTGAATGCTTCACTATGGTTAATAATAAATAAATAACCCTTAGATGTAGGACATTTATAGTATATCAAGCATGTTTCACTCAGCTTAGGATGAAAATTATCATTAAGCGGAACAATGTTAATAAAGCAGTTTGTGCAATCAGTATGTAGTCGACTGAGTTGATCTTCAGTCTCAATAATATAAAACATAACCTTTGTTTCTGTAAATATAAGACTATAATCTTAAACCTCCAAAACTCGCTATATTTTGAGTTCGAAGTTCTTTTAATGTCTTATCTAATAGCAATGAAATAGAACCGGCCACTGTAGTGTTTGATGGTTTTAAAAATACATTTTTAGATTGAGCAGATGTAGCACCATCAAGAATATCACCATTTCCTCTAACATGATAGTAACCAACATATTCTTTATCATTATATTTGAATACTAATTCGTTACCACTTGTATATTGTCCAGAAATAACTTCTAGAGATTCTAAAACAGCGAATTGAGTAGGATTCGAAAAGAATTTTTCAATACTAGGGAAAGTTTTAGCTTTTGTGGCTAATATTCTTTCATTAGTATTAATTATACCAGCACGAGGAAACTCTTTATTTTCCCTGTTATCAAGTAAGGGACCAGTAATCTGCCAAAATATAGATGTTACAGACCACATTAAATAATTGTAAATACCGCTTTGATATAGTAAATCATTATAAGTAGTTCTATCAATCTCTATGAATATGGAATTAGGAGAATTTCTTCTTTTAGCTACATAACGAGTAAAATATCCTCTATTATAGTCTTGAGGAGTTGGTTTTGGAAAGAATGGTTGAGGTTCTTTCAAAGTACCTATTACTGAATTAGAAGAACCTGCTCTTGATTTTGATAATGATGAATATATTTCGTTATTTAATTCTACGGGAATTTGAGGGTTAGATCCTATATTACTTATAGGTTCTAATGATTCAGAAGGTCCCTCCATAGGGTTTTTTCCCGTTTTATATTTTCCATCATAAGTTTCATAGTAATATCCTACATATGGTTCTTTACTGTCTGCATTAACAAACTTATCACCATTTGTGTATTTATTATCTACTACTCTATTTTTTGGAAAATACTTAGCCATTATCCTAGATATTGTTCTATTTGTGATTTATAAGCTTTTAATATAGAAGTAGGTATATCGTAGTGTCCTATTGTTGTTTTTGTTATTGCTACTTTACCAGTACCTGCATCTACTAAGTTTTTAATAGGTCCATATAGTTGTCCTTTAGAATCAACTCCTCCATAATAAGCAGCACCACCCCAAACAGTAGTGTTGTAATACAAATATTGAGCTGTACCACCTCTATTTTTAATAGCATTAACTGCTTTTACTAAATTACCTGAAGGAACAGGATCCATCATTATAAAGTTTTTAAGTTCTCTTCCACTACTCTGTAAAGCGGATAATACACTAGCTGTATTGTTTCCACTTCCTGAATAAATACCTATATTTAATGATTTTACAGTTAAGCCTGCTTTAGTTAATAATTCTTCGTATTCTCTTTTAACACTTGAATAAGAAGTAGTCCATGTTGTTGGGAATACTAAAACATATTTATCAAACCAATCAGGAGCAGCCGCTGTAACTTTTTGTGGCATATAATCTCTACCTACTTTTCCTCCAACGTTAATACCAGGATAAAATATAAACACATCAACTGCTTTATTAGTTGTTTTTGGTAAAAAGGTATAAGTATTTGTTGTAGTATTTTTACCTGAATTTGGTACTTGTATTCTATCTGTATTAGCAGCCTCATTTGCTTGTACTGTAGGATCTGTTGTTTGTCTTGGTGTAGTTCCTCCTGTAGCTGCTGCTGGAGAAGGTGCAGGTCTTTGAGGTAATGGGTCTATTTTAACTACACTAGCTTTAACTGCTTTAGATAAGTTTATACTTTGACCTGAAATGGTAGTTAACCATCTATTATTTTCAACTTTATTTTCTATTTTTCTAACTATGAATCCTAACTTAGTTGTACCACCCCCTCCTATCTTTTCTTGATATGATAAAGGTAAACGTTCAGGAGGAATTACAAATGTTTGATTTACTAATATTCCTGATATTCCATCCATTGTAATGGACATTTCTAAAGGTATCAAAGAAACAGCCGTGGTATCATTTAAATTTGCCTTAATAGCTAATAACTTTTCATTTAGTAATTTTCTAGCTCCCTCAATATCTGATTCGCTATATTTAAAGTTTTGATATACTCCTTTTATGTGACGAGATAATTGATCATCAGGAGATTCAGCCTGTCCTCCTTCTGTGGGTGCTGCGGGAGCAGCATTAGTTGCATTATTACTTCCTTCTTGTGAATCTGTAGAATCTACCCTTGTAGGCATTATTCTATCTTCAACAAATTCATTCCATTTACCCACAGCACTAGCATCTATACCTGCTTGCTTTTTGCTTACATTTCCTGCTTGAGAACCAATTACTATCATTGATGCTAACTTAGGAGATATTTTAGACTGAAAGCTATAATTTTGAACAATTGAACTTAAACCAATTACATCAATAACTGCTGGTGATGGTTCTTCTAATCTTTGTTCATCTAATAATTGTATACAATAAGCTTCATCATTGAAAGATACTCTAAATTCATTAACTCCTCCTAACGAATTATTAATATCAGAAAGAATTTCATTTAAAAATTTATCTAATTTAACTAATTTATCAGGAGCTGTACCTGCTAAAGAATCCATTTTTCCCACAATATATTCTATATTTAAAAGAACATTCATGAGAAAAGCTTTATTATTTGACTCGTAAAATTTATTACTAGTTTCAGATATTTTTTTACTTAATATATCAGCTCCGGGGTCGTATTTGTTATCTGCTTGAATTTGGGAATAGGTAGGTTTTAAAACTTCTTTTCCGTCTATATTAACACCACCAAATAAAAATCTGTTTAAATCAGTTCCACTAGCTATATTAACTAAGCAAACGTTAGGGTCTATAGATACAGACCAAGGATAAGCAAAACAAAGATTTGTTAAATTATTAAAATCTAGATAAACAAAAGGTCTAGTTGAGTCTGCTTTATTATCACCTTTAGAACTATTATAAATCATTCCTGAACACTGAAGTATGGCTAGGAAATATCCAAAAGGAATATAAACTTTAGGTAATTGGTCTTTTGTAGTAGCAGTTGAATTAGTATCCCCCTGTTCAGGATTAGTTACAAAAGCAATAGTATAATATCTAAATAAGTTAGGATTAATTGTAGGTATTTTACTAGTAAGAGAAGGATCTGCGATTGCTGCAGCATTATTTCCTTTCAATGCTAAAACATTACCTGTAAGTCCACCTGCTGTCTTTAAAAAGTTATATGCTGTATTTGAAGTAAAAATATTATTAGTTAAAGTTGGAGTAGTAGTTGATCTAATAGCACTATCACCTCCACC